GCGATATTATCGTCGCCTATATACTCTTGAACTTCTGAAATAGAAGCACATCCAGTATATGTTGTAGCTCCGCTAGTTACTACAACTTTAACTTTTCCCTCACCACATTCAGAATCTTCTTCAGTTACCTCATCAAGAATTTCTTCTCCTGTTGGAAGGTCGGTTAAAAGCCCACCGCCTCCACCAGCGGCTCCGTCTAACTTTCGTGTGGCTAAAACTCTTAGTAAATCACTATAAGTCAGGTCGGGTTTTCTTGTTGCAGTAACAACTACTTCTTCTAAGTCATCAGCCATAGGTTACTTACCACCCTTCATTTGCATGAGCTTGTCAGCACCACGTATGCCAAAGCTGGCAGTCACGGCTACGTATAGCAAGTACTGGTAGTAATCAGGTAGCTTGTCTAGCTCAACAAAAGCCATACCCACCCTCTGCATAATACTCAAGTCATCCATAGCAACTCCGTAACACACAGCCAACAGAGGCATCGACAGAACTACAGTAAACCACTCGTCTTTCCACGAGGTTGCACTAGCCGCCGCCATCTCTTGTTCCCACGTAGCAGTGTTCTTGATGACTTCCATCTTAGCTACGTGTTTAGCTTGTGACTGCTCGTGCTTGTTGTTAATCCAAGTCTTAGCGAGTCCAGCTATAGGTCCGATCAGTGCAGTCCACATATCTTAGTCTTTGTCCTTGTTCCTAAGTCCCTGTACTGTGTCTGTTTCCCAGATACGTATTCCTGTCCAGATAATAGTAAACAGAGCGGCAATAGGCGGTAACAGTGACCCAAGTGCCCCTAGCATAGTACCTACGCTCATTACATCAATTACTTGTTTTGCGGACTCATCCATTTTTAAACCCCTTGTATAATACTTGCGGTGGTCCAGATAATCCCAGCAGACACAAGTAGTGCCGTAATAATTGCTGATACATCTAGCATTATTCTTTGTTTTCTTCTTTGTTTGTAGATCAGCTTTTCACGTTTGGCTCTTATGTCACGACGCATCTGCATCATTTCTTTGTAGGTGTCTTGACCGTAAGAGTACATGATTAACTCTCTGATCTGCTTCTCTTGTTCCTCTATCTTCTTCTTAGCTATGACAGCGTTAAGCGCCTGTGCCTCTACAGATTCACCGTCAAACAACTTCTTGAACAACGGTGGGTTCTCTGCTTCCTTCTCTGCTTCACGTAAGTCAGAAACAAAGCTGTACCAGTGTCCTAACTTCTGAGCTACTTGCTCAATCTCAGCCCCTCTGGATACAAGGACTTCTATACCCTTGAACGCAGTAGACGCCATAGCTACCAAAGACAACGGGTCCATAGATTACTCTGGCTTTGTGGGCCATGTGATAGTCTGTGGAAACCCTGCTTGCTGTGGCACGTCCCGTAACGCCTGTCTGTAGGCCGTCATAGCGTCTGTCATGGACACATCAGATAACCCGTAGTGGTCTGTAGCTTTCAACAGATCGTCCCGTGTAGCTCGTTCTGTGGCCTCTAGGGCGGCATTGTCAGCGGCTACCTTGGCATCCTTTTGATCCTGTACAGTGTGGGTAACCGTTGTAGTTACGCCTTCGTCATCGGTGACTTCTTCAGTGTATTCGGTAAACATCTCTTGAGTTACCCACCTTTCCTGCCATACACCATCGACTTGCTCTACGCCATCCTTGACAGCCACTTGCCATTCGCCAACATCAGGTGCATCAGTCTTTGTTACCCGTGCTACACCCAATGCTTCTAGCGTTGCATCAGTCCACGCTTCAGGCAGAGACATGTGCTTGTTTTCTTGTCTTAGCTGGACTTTTGTTTTTGGCGTTCCAGTAGCCACTTCAACAAATAACATATTTGTCTCCTATTAAAACTTGGGTAGCGCCGCATCAGGCGGTGTAAAGTTAGATGTGTATCTGGCTACGCCTTTGGTGATACGAAAGTCATCTATAAAACCTGTAATAGTTCTTGTTGTTGGAGCATAAAATCCTGTGCCTAAATATAAATCACCGCCCGTTGCTATCGTATATCCACCAGTGTAAGTTGAACCGTCTTGTACACCGTTTACAAATAATTTTGTGTCATTACCTGATCTTGTAACAGCAATATGAATCCAGTTACTGGTTTTTATATTTTGGGAACCAGTGATTATGTAGGAGATACTTGCCGCTTGAACATACCAAGAAACATAATTATTAGTAGTATTAAACTCTAAAGACCAAGTAGAAGTATTTAAAGTTGATGGCAAACCTTTTGAAAATATTCCGCCAACGTTTGCCGCCGCAGATATGTTGACCCAACATTCAATGGTATAGTCTCCGCTCCCTAGTTCTAAGCCATCATTTTGTGGGATCTTTAAGTAATCACCAGACCCATCAAACTCCAATGACCCTGTGCCGTACTTTTTAATGGCTGTGTCAATCTGGGCATTACCTACAGTATCTAGGTTGTTGATGCCTGATCTGTCGTAGATGCCAGCGTCTTGGAAGTTTAGTAGTAACTCTGTGTTTGTGATAGCTGTTAGGGGAGAAGTTGGCAACGTACTTGGAACAAGCGCAGTTCCAAGCAAAATGCGAGCATCAGACATATATCCATACAGTCGTTCTGTAGTGTTAGCTCTGCCTACTCGCACTACAGCACTGTTGTTTGACCAAACGGCTGTTGTAGCAGACGCCACAGAGGTGCCGTTAACGTACAATGTCGTTGTGGAGCCTGACTTTACTGCCGCAACGTGTTGCCACTCATTGTCAATTACAGCGCCACTTGAGGACGCTATCTCGTTAACGCCCGTAATACCTATGCCAATACGCCCATCGCTATATAAATAAAACGCTGTGTAGCCAGACGCCCCACTAGCTGTCCCCATTAAAACGTGCGCTGTGTTTGACGATAGGCTGGTTGGATAAACCCACGCCTCTAACGTTATGTCAGTATACGTTGACCAGTTAACTGAACCAGATGAAGCAAGGTCAGAGCTTCCATTAAAATACGCAGACCCGCCATCAACAGTAATGTCATATGGTTTGTTGCTTTCAAACGGGCTAAAACGGCTAACCGCAGTACCATTGGCGGCAGTTATTGAGTTGCCAACAGTGCTGTTGTCTATAAAACGATTTGACTGAAGTCCAAGAAAAGCCGTGTTGGTTATCGCGGTTAACGGAGACGTTGGAACCGTAAAGCCTGTTGTGTACAACGCAGTTCCATTTAACACACGAAGATTAGAAAGATACCCGCCACCAAAGTTAGGCGTAACACGCCAGCCAATGGTATGAGCTACGTTTTGATTGATGTTATAGGATATTAAGTTACTGTCTGTAGATGTTGCGGCACTTGCCCCATCTACCCATATTGTCATTACGGATGAAGTTCTTGTAACAGCAACATGATGCCATTTATTTAGCGTTACTGCCCCAGTAGAGCTAGTGACAGTAGCGACCCCGCCGTGCCTTGCAAACTCTACCGCCCCGGCTGTTGTAACCCCAAAAAAATAATCATCGGTAGCCGCTGATGTGTTAAATGGGCAGTTTTGAAAAATGCTAAAATAATCTGACCCATCAGTATTTATCCACGCCTCAATAGTAAAGTCGCCAGTACCAAATACATAATTGCTATTTGCAGGCAATTCTACATAATCATTTGAGCCGTCAAAAAAGACAGACCAATTGTCACCATACGGACTAAAGCTACCCTGTACTACAGAGCCGTTCTCAGTAATCGTATAGCCGTTGGTGGACGAATCTGTAAATGTGTTGTTGTTGTCGCCGCTAGTACCATCACCGTCTAACAACAGGACAACATTGGCGAAATCATCGTCACCAGTGTCACCTGCACCAGCCGCCGCCTGTTGTAAAAACCTACCTACACTCATCCTAGTGCTTGCCCCGCTGTAAACCCGTACCAAGTTGTTCCACCGTCGTATGTGTAGAACACGAATTGATCCACAGCAGACGCTGTAGCTGTCAGGGTAGGCGCTGTAGCACTAGGCCAATCAACAGACGTAGGCCACGTTACAGTGTACCCAGAGGCTCCAGAGTCTTGGACAACCTTGAGTGACATTGCGTAGGCTGTGCTGTCGTTGAGGGTTGATGATCCAACAGTATATTGTTCGACATCATCCCCATCATGCCCACAAATGTATAATTTATTTCCACTGTCTCCAAAACGTAAACCATGCGTACTTGTTTCTTGAGAAGCAACACTAAATGAAACAGCGGCATAACTAGCTGTACTTAAATCGTAAGCAGTGCTTAAATCGTATCTATAAATAGTGTCTGCTGTGCTGACTACAAATAATTGTGTTCCGTCATTGTTAAATGTATGTGCTGACGGGTTTGTTAATTCACTACTTAAATCTAATGAAACGGAGTCATAAGAAGCAGTTGAAACATTATAAGCGGTAGATAATGAATACTGAAAAATTGCATCATTTTGATAACCAGTAATATACATTTTTGTTCCATCAGAATTAAAATCTATTCCTGATGGAATTCCATCTTGAGAGGCAACACTAAAACTTATTGACGCATAACTAGCTGTACTTAAGTCAAATGCTGTAGACAGCGTATATTGATATACTGTGTCATTATCAATACCTACAATATACATTTTTGTGCCGTCAGGACTAAATAGCATCCCATAAACGCTAGTTTCTTGTGCAGTTACGTTTAAACTTACTGAATCATAAGAAGCAGTTGAAACGTCCCAAGCTGTGCTTAAAGAATACTGATAAACAGTATCTGTTGCTCCTCCTACCGAATACATTTTTGTTCCATCAGAGTTAAAACAAACATCCATAGGATTTGTAAACTGCGTTGTAAAACTAAAGTTTTTAGAATCATAAGACGCATTAGCAATATCATAGCTAGTTGTAACAGGCGTCCCACTCGCAGGAGGATTGCTAAAGACTACAGTGGTGTTTGCGTCTAGTACGGTTTCAAAGACGTTAGCGTTCTCGCAGTCAAAGGTTGTGCTGTAGGTTGTTGCAGATGTTGAGTATTGGTAAACGGTGTCTCCTGCGTTTCCAACAACATACATTTTTGTACCGCTATCTCCAAAAGTACATCCATAAGGGTTTGCTTCTTGAGATACTGTGCTGAAACTTACAGAGTCATAAGACGCTGTTGAAACATCCCACGCAGTGCTTAATGAATACTGATAAACAAAATCAGTATTAAGGCACTGAACAAACATCTTTGTTCCATCATCATTAAAATTAACATCAGTAGGAAAAGTTGCTTGTGATGCAACACTAAAACTTTTAGACGCATAAGACGCAGAACTTAAATCCCAAGCTGTGCTTAATGTATATTGATAGACAGTATCATTAACAGCACCAACAGCATAAAAAGTAAGCCCGTCTGGTTTAAAAAATAAAGCTGTTGATTGGCTTAATTGCGAACTAACGCTAAAAGTTACAGAGTCGTAAGACGCCGTAGATATGTCCCACGCAGTAGACATAGAGTACTGATGTACGCTGTCAGGAGTATCGCCAATAATATAAAATTTAGTACCGTCAGGTTTAAATCGTATTCCGTCTGGAACAGTTTGCTCACTAGCTACACTAAAGCTCTTGGAGTCATAACTTGCTGTGCTAACGTCCCAAGCAGTAGAAAGAGAGTACTGGAAAACAGTATCGCTAGTGCTTCCAACAACATACATCTTTGTGCCGTCTGTTTTAAACTCAACGGCTCTAGGAGCGGCTTCTTGTGAATTAACACTAAAACTTTTGGAGGCGTAAGCCGCAGACCCAAGTTGATAACCAGTAGTAGCACCAACACTAGAAACCCTTTTAAAAGTCTCGTTGTAACTATCAACCAGCAGTTCGCCTGTGATGTCTACGTCGCCTGTGTAGTTAGCGCCTACTTTGGAATCTAGCTGTGTCTGGATGTTTGACGTAACACCGTCTGTGTAGTTAAGTTCTGCTGTGGTTGCTGTAATGCCGTCAAGAGTGTTAACTTCAGAAGCCGTAGCCGTAACGTCTGTGATGTCAGACAACGACAGACCACCCGCCAACTGACTTGTGCTAATGGACAAAGCCGCCTCGTGTTGTGTAACAGAAGACTCGCTAATGTACGCATCAGGAACTGTAGCCCACGTTA